CCTGCTGAAAGACCTGTTGTTGAAGTTGTTGAATAAGTTACAACAGAGCCAGAACCCGCAATAGCGGTTATAGAAATAGAGTTAGTTAATCCAGTAATATTTACAGTTTGTCCAGCGGTTAAAGAGTTGCTAGAAGTATAGGTAACAGTTCCTGAAGTAGCTGAGGCAGCTGTTACTGTAGATGTAGATGTTGGGACAGCCACTGTAATGGCTAGGCTACTGCCTAGAACTGGAGCTTGACTGAGTTGAAATCTAGTTGTTAATCCATCGCCTGTGTAAGTGTCTACAAAAGAACGTGGGGTATCGCCAATTTCGGACCGCAATCTACTTGCGAGTTGTGATAAGGTGGCCACGGATCCTCCAGGTAAATGTTATATTAATTATCTATCAAAAATTATAATAAATCTGCATAAAAAAGGCCTCACTCCTACAGGAGGGCGGTTGTAGGAGTGAGACTATTAGACCTTGTACGGTTTACAAACGGTCGTACAAGTAACCTTTTTCTTTTAGGTGATTTGCTACAACCTGTGAAACTTTGTACTTCTTGCCCGCTTGGAAAGAGTAGTGGTTGCCTGCTCCTATTGTCATCATTTCAAGGTCTTCTGCAACACGTACGACAACTGAGTCGTCTGCGAGGCTTACGCCGAGATCTTCAACCTCATCAATTACAGTTGGTACAGAAGTTGTAAGATCTACAATCTCTGTAGCATCACGGTAATCTTTTGCCGCTGTTGCCATAGACATTTCGCCAGCACGAGCTGCGAGAGCTTCTGCATTGGCCTTAATTTGTTCTTCTCTTTGACGTCCTGTGACGTCAGTAACTTTTGCTTTTGCCACGATGTGTATTCTCCTGTTAGATAGATTTTTGGGTGGGGGCGGGTTTTACCCCGCCCCCTATTAAATTAGTTGGTTTCTGCGATAACTACAGATTGATCAGTGATTAGACCAAGACCATAGATTGCGTACCATGCAAGAGCGTGCTCACGACCGAAGTCAAGAATACCGCCGTCACGAAGCTCAACTGGAAGTGAGATAGCGTGACCGAATGCGTTGTCTCCAATAAAGATTGCTGAGTAACGATCGTTAGATCCGTTACCTGTCTTTGTTGAAGGAGTTGTGTAACCTCCACCAGTTGGGTAAACGATAGAAGCTGGATCAACAGCTGTATCTGTGGTGTAGTTTGCACCAGCACCATTTGTTACCTTCTGGATTTGAGTTGTTTCGATGAATACTGTGTCGTATAGACGACCGATTTCACCTAGCATGAAGTTTCCTGGAGCTGCGTACTTTGTAACTTCAATGAACTCTGGATTGTCACGAAGCTTGCGGCTTTGGTGTGGGTGAACGAAAGCGACATATGTCTCGCCTAACCGTGGGATGTTCTTGGTTGCAAGTGTTTCTACTGCATCCTTAACTGTCTTAGGTGATAGGTTGAATGCGCCTGTCATAGAAGCACGTGATGTGCCCTTTGTACCATCTGCATACCAGTTGTTAACTGCTGATAGGTTTGAACGATCCTCACCATAAATAACTGAAGATGCAGCCATAAGTGTGTCACGAGCTTGGCCATCAAGGTAGAGAGCCATGTTACGTCCAAGAAGACGTGAAGCTGATGCCATAACGTCATCGAATGATGCGTTAAGAAGAAGTTCTGATACTGCGATTGCATAACCGTGCTCTGCAACTGTGATTGAGAACTGTTGCGCTGTCAATGCATTTGTTGACATACGAACGCCTTCAACCAATGGAGCTGCGAAGCCAAGGTTGTTGTAACGCATAAAGTTGATTTGAAGACCTGGTGCTACTCCTAGTTCTGTCTTCTTAACAGCAAACTGTTCGAAGCGAAGAATAGGCATTGATTGGAAAAGAATTTCCTTAGACCAGATGGTCTGAATTGCTTGTGTAAGCTGGCTGTTAGAACCAGAATACGCTGTAGGTGCTGCGGCTAAATTGCCGGTACCTGTTACGGCTGATGCCATGTCGGTGTTACTCCTTATTCATATATGTTAGGTTGATTTTAAAAGGTAATTGCTTACCCGAAGATTCCCTTATTTTGATTGTTTGCTCCTGGGAACAAACGATCTCTGTATTTTGCGTACTCGGTAACCGACATTGCGGCAATCTGATCCGCGGTGAACTGTTGTTGTGCCGAATTGTTTTCCATGGTTGGAGGCAAAGTAGTACTTGTGCCTTTCATGTCACGACGAGCAGATTGCATAGCTTGCTGCGCCGATTCCAGAATCTTAGCAGAACGTTCTCTAAGTCCGGTAATACTTTGTTCTATCTCGTCTGCACTATTTCCTGAGATTAGATCTACAAGCTCAGGCATAATATTGTCTTGCTCTTCAGCAAGGCGACGATTACGGTAAGCGGTAAGTTCAGCGTACTGACGCTCTCGTTCTAGAAGTGCATCTTTACGAGCACCTTCTTGACGAATTTCTTCAAGCTGGGCTGCCCATTCTTGTTCCTTCTTTTCAAGAAGTGAACGAACATCCATTTCAGATTCTGCTAGCTTACGAGCTGCGTCTTCTTTCTCTTTCGCAATGCGACTAGCTTCTGCAAGCTGCGCTTCACGATCTTTCTTTAGTAGATTAATTTCTTCTTTGAGTGAATCAATCTGTGGGTAAAGTTTTGACTTTTCTTGTTCCCGAACTCGTTGAAGATCTACTTCTGTGTAGCCTGCCTTTGAATCTACAACTGGGGCTACTACTTCTTGCTGTGCTGGTGATGCTGTGCCTGTAACTTCAGAAGCAAATGCTTCTTGAGCTACTGCACTATCAACAACAGTTGATGTTGTTTCTGACATGCGTATTCCTTTAGGTTAAGAGGTCGTTGTCCGATTTAATGCCACGATGACCTGCGGGTTAGTTTGGTATATAGCCTGACAAATTATTATGAATTTGTCAGCCTAAATCATTGGTTTTCTTCAGAGTTAGGTGTGTCGTCTTGGGTGTTCGCACTCTGTCTAGGAGTTTGACTACCGTATGCTTTCACAACTATTTCTTGTTGAAGCTGCCCAAGAGTATCCTCTTCAAATGGGGTAATTACTCCAGGTTGACCTAGAGGTCCAGGACCAGTTCCATCTCCAGGCTCTGCTCCAGGAGGAAGAGTTCCATCCGGCATCATACCAGTAAGTGATGTGATTGCTGAATTTATCTGTTGCTTAACAAGGGCAATAGCTCCATCAGCCTTAGCATCAGCAATAAGCTCTGCACGAATTTCTTCAAGCTTCTCATCTGGAAATTCCTCACCAAGCTGGCGAAGCGCTCCTTCACGGCTTTCAAGCTGCATATTCATCTTCTGCTGAATTTCGTTGAGTACAATCAACTTATCTAGTGGAAGTGGTGGAGGCATGTGGACTATTGACTCATAGGTTATAGGGTCTGCAAGATTAAGCTGGGTAAGTTGACCCGGCTTGATTGGACCGTTAATTGCTGGGTTATATGTAAACATTTCAGGCTCTTTAAATGCAAGAGTTAATAGAACTAGCTCATTAATACGTTGTAAGCCTTCTTGGTACTGCACAAGCTTTTGATGGTAACGATTCATCAAAGGTTGATACTGAATAGCAAGGGCAACACCAGAGGTGTTAGAAATAGGTTGAACTTGACCAAGTGCGGTTTCAGGAACACCTACCATTTCATGCATAGCTGTCTTAATGATTTTAAGGTACTCCATAGCCCCCTGGAGGCCCTGTCCGCCGCCTTCTAGGTTAAATACCTGTGCATCCTTAGGTAGACCAGCCCAGACCTTCTTAGGGCCCTTTTCAAGGCTTGAAGCCTTAGCTCCAGTAATAACGGTTACTGGTGCGGCATGGTAGTTAATGATGTCTGCAATATCTGTAGCAACCTCATTGTAATTGCGGTTAAGAGTAATAACGTCATGGCAATCACTAAGACCCCAAGGAGATCCTGAAACACGGACGTTAGGAATATGAATGACTGGAACTACGCCAATTGGATTTGGACGAGAGTCAATAAGCTCGTCGTTAATGTATTCTTCGATACGATCATCAGTCAAGATTTCGGTGTAAGTGTATACCTGGCGTGTTCCCTCAACTGAAGTTCCCCAAAAGCGGTACTTTAGTTTAAAACGAATTAGACGAGAACGGTCATGCGGGTGAAATTCTGGGAAACAAAAAGAAGAATTGAGAGGAAGAATACGTACACGTCCTGGATGTGGACGGCCGGTAGAATCTTCGTAGGCTTCTTCATAGGCTACTTTAATAAAGCAGTCGCCTGATACGCCACCTTGTTGACCCATTTCCCACAAAATACCATGCTTGTCATTGTCAATTTCCCATACACGCTTTAGCATGTCTGGAACGATTGCTTCAGTCTGCACAGGGCTGCGGAACATAACGCCACGGCTAAAAGTAAAGTTAATAATAAAATCTGTAAAAGCACGGTAATAGTTATATACCATCTGTGACTCGCCAATTTCACGGCGGTAAGACCAGTGGTGTCCTAGATACATTGCCCAGTTAAGTGAATAACGATTTAGGCGTGGACCGTGTACTTCAAATTCTTCATCAGCAAGTTCCACTAGACCTAGTGGTGAAATGGAGATGGTTAAGTCAGATGACGCCGCCCTATAACTGGGAGGTGAAAAATCCATACCACCGCTCATTGATTACATCCTGACTTCATAGTTGCCCCCAACTTAAACGACGAAACCTGATTGTTTCTTCTTTTTTTCTTCTAAAGCTTTTTTACGTTTTTCTTTCTCTACTTCTTCTTGCTTAAAGTCACGTAGCTTTGGATCAACTTCTTTAATTGAATCTACAAAGCCCCCGCCTTGTCTTGCGTATTCATTTCCAAACCACTTAGCAGCTGGAAAACTTAATCCATTTGTTTTATGCGAAGGATATTTTGCTTTAGCTTGCGCTAACAACATATTGTACAACTTTGGATTATTAGGTTGTGCCATGTTCTCCTCCTATATAGGTCTCCAGCTCCGGAGAAAGGGGTACAGAGCTGGAGACCAGTATAGTCTATCGTATTTTTTAGTCTAAGACTGAAGCTGGGTTCATACGCTCCTGGCGGGCGCCATTACGTATAACCTCTTCGATAACGACTGTAGAGTGATCTCCAAAATTACCTTGTGCGAATTCGCCTAAGTATGTTGGAGCTTCTACCCATGCAGCTGAACCAACGTGAGCACGCTCACGCATTGTCTCATCTGCATACTTTTCAAATACGTTTGTATTGTGGTTAGGACGTCCTTCTGGAGTGTCATAACCTTGATCCAAACCAAGTTGGAAATCATTTGGTACATCTGTGTCTGTTGCAATACCTTCTTCAAAACGAAGTGGGCCACGTAGGCCTGGTGTTGCAGGTGACATCTTACGTTCGTAAGTTGCGCCTACCTTCTCAGGGAACTGAGGTGTTGGGGCGATATTTTCTACTGCCATTTTTTATTCTCCTATAGGATTGGGATTGAGGTCCTCAGGTATTATTCTCGCTTCTATTTAGGCATTAGTCAGCCTAAAGAGGTACTTTTTAGAAGAAAGGACTTGCTGAAACTTCAATTGTTGGCATAACTAGTTCTTGGGTAAGGGAGCATGCTAATGCTAACGAGTCCACAAAGTCATCATGGGCATGTACTTCATCTGGAGCAGCTACCAAAAAGTTAGGGCCTTTATACTGAACTTCGGCATCCGTCATCTGTTGGTAGAACTTTTTCCAAATACGTAAACGACGGGTCTTAGCATGTGAGGGCCAAGAAACCATCTGACGTTGAATTAGCGCCTGAAGATGCTTCCAACGCTTTGATTGTTCTGTAGGGCTAGATGTAACTGGAATTACCTCTGCACGAGGCATTAAGACTTTTAATCTTCCAGCCACTGCATCACCTACACCATTAGCATCAATTCCAATTGCAAGCACATCGTAAGATGACAAGAACTGTTGAATTTGGAAATATTGTTCTTCCCAATCATCGCCCTGCATTTCAAGCCAATTTAATACTCTATGATCATAGTAGCCGTATTCGTCTGGACGATCCCAGTCTACCCACACTACTGTTACTACAGTTGAGTCCATCTTTCGTGCTGGGTCAATACCCACGACAACCGGTGATCTATGCCAGCTTTTAACAATTTCTTGGGAAGTATCTCCAAGGTCATCCATAATTGAGGATGTAACGAACATGCCTCTTTCCAACAACCACTTACAGTTGTAAGATAGCTGGAACTCATCAGAGTCCTCATTAATGCGTAGCATTTCTTTCTTAATAAACTTTTCATAGTTAGGGTTTACCTTTGCCACATCTCGCCAGTCCCACTGGAAATGGTTCTGTCTTGCATTGCGGCTAGTTTGTCTACGCTTGTTAAACTGAATAGCTTTGTAAAAGTTGTTTTTGTGGGTTGTAGGTGTTCCTGTCTTAACCATAGTAGCGTTGTAATACGCACCCATAGGAGCAATAGACTTAGCCACTACAAAGTCATCTGCTTCTTGACACTCATCAATAATTATAAGGTGAAACGACTTAGATTCAATCTTAGCTCTAGGGTTAGCTGTCATCATCATAAGGCTACTGCCTGAGTTCTTAAGACGGATGTTTCTTACTACGCCAGGAGTCTTAGAGACCATATCGTCAATTTCTGGGTCACCCAAAACGTCTAAGGCAGACTCACTAGTTAGGCGAGATACTGTACGGGAGTAAAGAGTTTCTACCTGTGACTGAACTGGGGCAAACATTCCCACCATAATTCCATCACCAAATTTACCCATTAACTCTGGGTACATTTTGGCTAGGCGTGGAAGGATAACCATAAGGGTTGCAACCGTATTAGCGATAGTTTCTGACTTACCGCTCTGACGAGAAGCTAGGGCTGTGATTTCTTCACCATCGTTAATAATTACTGATTCAATCAATCTACGGGCAAGAGGCTGTTGATATGCGTGTAACTCATGTCCTACCAATACTTTCATAAAGCCCATGATCTTTTCTACAAGAGCTTTTACAAACTCTTTTGAAAGTTCATCTAAACCGTCGTCTTCAACTTCTTCTGGTAAAACATTACCGTCTTCGTCAAAGTCTTCCGGTTCTAGCTCATCAAACTCACCAGTGGTCACAGATTATGTCTTTCACTAAGGGTATCTAAAATAGCGCTAAGGGACTCCGCACCTAAACGTGCCTCAGCTAAATTATCCTTATATTGTGTCTTTTGCCAGGCAGATAGATTACGACCAACTGAGTACATAATTTGATCCGTCCAAGTAAGAAGTTCTTGCGTAGGTAGGGAATTTACCCTACGTTGAATTTTAGTTAATTCTTTTACGGTTTTGCTTTTTCTTTTAAAGATCTTCATAAGGTGCCCCAAATCTAATTATGTCCCAATCAACTTCTTCTTGTTTCATGCTACGGCCATTAACTGCATTAGTTAATGCTTGACTTTCAGTATAGCGCTTAATCCATTTACCAATAACAATAGATTTTCTTGTTAAAGGAAGTCTTAAACACCAACCCTTACCAAAACGGTATGGTTC